TGTAGTAATCGGGGCAGAGTCGCCATTGGAAACTGGCGAAGATGCTGGTCCGGTTGACGCCGCTGATATGACCCAGGTTTACAAGGGTCTGGGCGGCAAGATTCGTGAAGAAGAATTGCGCATCAACTGCGTGGCGGTCGGAAAGACTACCACAATTGCAGCAGCGCGAGCCTTGGCAGTAAGCGTTATTGATAACGTATCTACTAATCTTGGCTTTCATCCTGGCACGCTCGATACTTGGAATGCACTGGTTTCGGATGTTGTCGATACACGATCAATGAATGTACCTGGTGGCGCAGTGGTACAAATGCAATTCGTTATTACTGTTCGCGCCAATCTATCGTAAAGGATATACATAATGCTTAAGCGTTATATCGGCCACCAGAGTCCGGTTTCGGTCGTTGTCGGTGGTCAGGATTTTGGTTATGTCGAAACTGGCGATCAAATCGTAGTTCCCGACGACCTGGCTGACTCCGTTACATGGCCCGAGGAAAACTGGGCTGACGGCGATTCTAAGCCTACGCCCCGCGCTCGTGCTAAGAGTGGCGACAACAAGACTGAAAAGAGTGATGAGTAATGCCAACTGGATCAGGGCTTGATGCCCAGCTAGGTACCAAAACTGAAACAACAGTTGGTACAGTTCTTGCACCAGACCACTTCTTCACATTTAACTCCGCTGAACTGGCTTTCGACCCGACCTATCTAGAAGGTGAAGGAATCCGGGCGACTAAGACCTTCAAGTCTATTAACCAGGTGGGTATTTCCCGAAGGTCTGCAACAGGCAAGGTTGAACTGCCTTGGATGTTTAAGGGAATGTCCTGGTGGATGCAGCACGTTCTGGGCTCTACTCAGACTCTTGCGGTTGTACCTTCCGGTACTCTTGCTTTTGAGGGATATTTCACTCCTGGTGGTTTGCGAGGTAAGTCGTTCTCGACCCAGCTTGGTAAGCCAGAACCTATTACGGGTACCGTCCAGCCGTTCAACTACAACGGTTGCAAGATTACCGATTGGGAAATTGCTTTTGAGGACAATGCTAACACGTTGCTGTCGTTCACTGTTGACGCATGGAACGAAGCAACTACCCCAGCCCTTTCCGCAGCTACGTATATTGCGAACAACTCGCTGTATAACTTCGGTCATGTGAGCCTGTTTGAACTGGGCGGAACCTACAGCACTGCTGCGGGTAAGACCACGGTATCAGGTGGTACTCCGGTAACATCAGTGGTCAGTAAGCTTTCCCTCGCGGGTAAGAACACACTGTCAACTGAGCGGTACGGACTAGGGAATGCGGGAACTAAGAAGGAACAGTTCCAGGTTGATTTCACGGGTATTACCGGAACGTTTGAAGCTGAGTACAACGAATCAGAATTTCAGGCTGCTTTCCGGGCAGGTACTACTACCGGGCTACATATTAAGTCGGTTAGCCCGAACTTCATTGAAGGTGCTACTCCCTACACGCTGGAAATTCATATTCCGACCGTAAAGATTACTAAGGCACCGGCCACCGTTTCAGGTCCCGGCCTTGTATCTGTCTCGGGAGAGTTCATGGTTTATGACCCGGACGACACAACTAACCCGCCTATCCAGATTCACATTATCAGTACGGACACGACACTGTAAGCACCAGAAAGGACTATGAGGGTATGCCTCTAGTAACAATCAGGGATTGCCTGAATTGCGACATTGATCATGAATGGCTTTTCGAGTCAATGACTCTTAAGGAACTGCGAGTGATTAAGAAGCTGACAGGTATGGGCCAGAAGGCTTTTGCCGAAGCTGGCGATGAGGGCGATCCCGAGGCTCTTGCGGCTCTTATCTACGTGCTGCACAAGCGGGATAAGATTAATGTCCCGTTTGCTGATGTAGATCTGGACTTCACTAAGTTCACGATGGAGCCGACCGAGCAGGAGCTTAAGGAACTGGCTATCGCAGAAGAAGACGCGGACGACAGTGGCGACCCAAAAGAGAGCGAGAATGGCCCCTAAAGAAGGGTGGGCTAGAAGCCCAGGTTCTGAGTTACGCGGCCGATATCTGGTCGATATTCGGAGTCAATATGCTGGATATCTGGGAGCTTCCCGCTAACGTCTTCTTCGGGATGACTCACCAGGTTGATATTCAGCGACGAGAGGCGAAGAAGACGAAATGAAATCCCTAACCGAATACATTGCGGCTGGTGCAGAATTCACCGCTAAGGCCGCTCGCCTCTATTCCAGCGTTTGGTCAACTCGAATGCCTCGCGCTACTCGTGTGCATGTCGAGGGAAACAATGTATCCGTGCAGACCGAAAGTCGTATTGCGCCACAGTCCCGCGCATTTCAGGGCGGAATTCGTCACCCGCTTAACTACCCAAGTCAGACAGCAGATAACGAAAGGCGCTGGACATCCACGCCTAAGCGTCCTTATATGACGTGGGCTTGGCGCGATACGCGGGTTGACATGGAAAAGCAAATGGCCAAATGGGCTGAGGATCTAGCAAGGGAGAAGCTGGGATGAGCACACAAGCTAACGTAGTCCTTCGTTTCTTCACTAAGGGAGATAACTCAGTCTCAGGCATTATGGATAAGATCGCTCTCAAGAAGAAGGATCTGTCCAAGCCTGTTACTGTGCCTATTGATGCCGATGCCGGTTCTGCCACTATCACAATGGACAAGGTAAAGGCGGAAGCTGACGCGCTGAACAAAAGGCGTGCAGAATTCGCTATTGACGCAAACGACAATGCGGCAAAGGCTAAGCTTCTTGCAATCGATATCCGCCTTGACAAGCTTAACAAGTACCTGGCTCGTCCAGGCGTTGAGCTACAGGGACTCGATAATACGCTGCTGGGTATTTTCCGAATTAACGCTGCGCTGGATAAGGTCAACGGAAAAACTGCTACCGCTACGGTCAAGGTTAAGACTAACGCTAATCAGAACATTCTTTCTCGTGCTTTCGGCAGTGGAAGCGGTGGCGGTGCATTCTCTGGACCTTTCGCAGGTGTCGCGGGTGTCGGTTCTGGCGCTAGTGCTGGTGTTATTGAGGCTTTGACTAGCCCGGTGGGTGCGGCTGCTACTGCGGCTGCGCTGCCATTCATCGGTACAGGTGTCGGCGGTGCCCTTCTGGGCGCTGGCGGTGCTGGACTCGCGGGTCTAGGTATTGCTGGCGGTCTAGGTGCCGGGCAGAGTAATCCCAAGGATGCGGCTGCGGCAAATGACGCATTGCACGCTGCATCGCTCAGGGTTATCGCTGATCAGGCAAAGCTTAACGATTTGCAGAAAAGCGGAAAGGCTACGACGGCTCAGCTAGCATCGGCTCAGGCCGCGCTGGCAAGTGCTCGTGCAGCAAAGGTAGGCGCTCAGGATAAGGTCGATGAACTTGGCCCGCCTATGAGCAGGCAGACTCTTGCAGCTCAGGACGCATTCAAGAATCTTGCAACTAATGCCAAGAAAAGCCTCGCAACTATCGGTGCTTCATTCGCTCCGGTAATGTCTGTCATTTTCAGGGCTGCTAATACCACTCTTGGGTCGCTTACTCCCGTATTCGCTGCCGCAGAGAAGACTATCTCTGGACCATTCCAGCAGGTAGGTACAATTCTCGCACAGTCTCTTGGTTCACCGGCTGTAGTAGGATCGGTTAAGAGTCTTGCTTCGTCGTTTGGGCAGTTCCTACAGGGATTCGCCCCGCAGATTCCAGGCATTGTTAACGCAATTGCTAATGGTATTAACGGTATGGCTACGGCCTTTACGGATCACCCAGGTATGATTAAGGGCATGGGAAGCGTCCTAGCATTCCTGCTTAAAATCCCTGGCTTTGTGATGGGAGCAGTAGGTTCGCTTACTCGTGTTACTGCCTGGCTGATTGGCGGGCTACCTCACGCGGTATCTATCGGCCTCGACGCAGCTCGAAACTTCTTCATTAATATCGGTCACGATATTGAAGCGGTATGGGACAATGTTTGGGGCAACCTAAAGGAAACAACTTCGACCGGGGCAGGAATCCTTAGTTCTTTCTGGACGACTATTACTGGGCCTTTCATCGCGGGTTACAATTTCGTTATTGGTATTTTCAATAATATCAAGAACTTCATTACCACGAATTTCGATGCGTGGTGGGCTGCTAACGGTGAAGCGGTTATTGCCGTTTGGACCGGCGTCTGGATGAAGGTCAAGGAAATTGCTGCGACCATCTGGAATGGCATTGTTATCGCTTTCCAGGGATTCATGGGTGCGCTCATTCTTATTTTCCAGACTGGTAAGACAATCATTCTGGGACTTTGGGGTGCCATCTGGCCAATTGTGAAGTCTATTTTCCAAGGAGCTTGGACAGTCATTACTGCTGCAATTCAGGCAGGATGGATCGTTATCAAAACGGCTTTCCAGGCAGGGGTTGGTGCAGTAACACTAATTTGGCAGGTTGCCTGGGCGGTTATTAAACTGGTCGCGCAGCAGGCATGGGCGCTAATCCGAACCGTCATTAAAATCGGCTGGGACATTATCGTCGGTCTATTCACCACAGCTCTAAATCTCGTAACTGGGCGTTGGGGTGCAGCGTGGAATAGCATTCGTAATATGTTCATCCAGATCTGGAATGCAATGCGTTCCTTCTTGCAGGGAAGCCTGACAAGAATGTGGAATACAATTGTGTCCGTCTGGGGTAGCGTAGTCGCTTTCTTCCGTACAGTTCCAGGTAAGATCTTGAGTGCTATCGGAAGCTTGGGCAGCTTGCTGATTAATACTGGGAAGCAAGTTATTGGTGGATTGCTTAATGGTATCTTGCAGGCATTGAAGAATATCGGAAGCTGGGTTAAGACTAATCTGGTTGACCCGATCGTCAATGCTGTTAAGAACTTCTTCGGAATTCATTCTCCGTCAACAGTTATGGCGGGAATTGGTGGCCACCTTATCGGCGGTCTTATGCGAGGAATTCTCAACGCTAACCCAACTAAGTTTATCGGGAAGATTTTCGGCGGTTTGCCGGAAGCTCTGGGTTCAATTGTTGGTAAGGGCCTAGTTGCTCTTTCTCATCTGCCAGCTAAGGCTATGAAGGCTCTTGGTAATATCGCTGGAAAGATTGGCAGTTTCTTCGCTCACCTTGTTGGGGGCGGTGGAGGCGGCGTAGGTCAGTGGATGGGCGTTGTTTTGCAGGCGCTCGCATTGAACGGATTGCCAGCTTCTTTGGCAGGTCAGGTATTGCGCCAGATTGCCACAGAATCGGGAGGAAATCCCAATGCTATAAATCTTACTGACATTAATGCTCAGCGGGGAGATCCTTCGAGGGGCCTATTGCAGACCATTGGTAGCACTTTTGCTGCTTATCATGTAGCGGGTACAAGTAATAACATATATGACCCGCTCGCCAATGTAGCTGCCGCTATCAATTACGCAAAGCACGTTTATGGCCCGACACTTATGAGTGGCGGCGGTGGCCTTGGATCTGGTCACGGATATGCTAAGGGAACGGGCGGCGCTGCAAGGGGCTGGGCCGTTGTTGGTGAGCAAGGACCTGAAATGGTTCTGTTTAACGGCGGCGAAACTGTTGTGCCTAACGGTGGCTGGACGGCTTATGCCAAGGGAACACCATCGGCTGAAATTAATGCTGGTATTTCCTTGTACCTCAAGTACATTCATGGCGACCTTTTGACAGTTGCAAAACTGCATAGCGCTCAGATCACATTCCTTAAGGATATCTCGAAGTATTATCGCGGCTCGACCGCTAGGGGTATGGATGCCACGATTAACCGGCAGACTAAGGCAATGATCGATGCTGCTAATCAGCTAGCAACGTTGAAGAAGAACTTCGCTGCGGCGCAGGGATACGCTAGCACGGTTAAATCCGGCGCTGTCGGATTTGCCGCTTTGTCTAACGTAGACCTGAATTCAGGGCTTGGTATTGCGGGCGGATTTGCTAATAGGCTGAGTAAGCTTAAGGCTTTTGCTGCCATGATCACCAAGCTTAAGAAGCGCGGTGTTAGTGCTGGCGTTATCCGGCAGATTATCGATATGGGACCTGAACAAGGTTACGCATATGCTGCTGCGCTTGTGGGCGCAACGGCTGGTACGATTTCATCTGTCAATAAGACGGCAGCCGCTATTAATGCTACGGCTACCAGTTTCGGAAACGCTGCGGCGTTCACCGTTTACGGTATTAACGTTGCTAAGGGACTTAAGTCGCAGGAAGCATCGCTTCACGCACTAATGCGGCGACTAGGTAAGTCTCTTGCTCGTGAGGCAGTTGCCTGGCTCAAGGTGCCGAAGTCTAAGATTCCCGCGTTCGCTACGGGAACGGATAGCGCACCGTCCGGTTGGGCTATCGTTGGAGAGAATGGACCTGAACTGGTTAATCTTCGAGGCGGGGAATCTATCGTTCCTGGCGGCGGTCTTGGCGGCGGTCTTGGCGGTGGAGGTACCCTTATCGTCAATGTCAATGTACGTGGCGCACTCAGCACCGACCGTGAAATTTCCAAGGCTGTATCTGAGGGCTTGGCAAATTTTGAACGACATGGGGGAAGTGTGCCCTGGAATTAATACAAATGGACGCGGCGGTGATCTCGCTAAGGACACTAGCCCTTGGTGAGTCACCGCCGTTTCTGTATGTGAGGCAAATTGGAGAATTAAAGATGGCCCTTATGGTGCGACCTGACACGATTTTTGAAGCAAACTTTTTCAACAGCGATGACGGCAAGTCGTGGACCGATCTTTCCAGTTACGTCGAGGCGAGCCAGGGTATCAATATTTCTAGGCGTCGCCAGCTTATTTTCGATGACGTATCATCGGGGTCAAAGCAAATCTACCTTGACAACTCACTAGGAACTTTTAACAACGACAGGGCCGACCTGCCTTATTTCGGCCTGATCGATATTGATGTGCCCGTTCGGTTCCGGGCGCGTTACCCTCGCGTCCCAACTGACACGATTAATATGCTGAGCGATGATCAGTCGGCGGTAACTGATGACGACTTCTTTGCCGTCGAGCAGGGCGCACTGGACTTGGATACTGTCGATTTTCCAGCGGGTCAGACTACTTCATTGATCTGGAATACGGGCGTCCTGGCCACTGCGAATAACAGGGTTATCACCGGAGATTTCTCATCGAGGTCTGCCGATGATGATCTGCCCATGTACGTTAACCCGAGTACTCAGTACACCGGGAGTGTCAAGGTTAAGTGTGATGCTGCCGGTACGGGCATTACCTTTAAGGTGTCTGGTCGTATCCTTTGGTATGACAAGACGGGGCAATTCATTTCCGAAAGTAGCGGGACTTCTACTACTCTTACCACTTCTTATGCAACCATTTCGGTTACGGCAACTTCACCTGCTGCTGCGTACAGCGCTAGGCTAGCTATCGCTAACGATACTATCGTTGCTCCTGCCGTAGCGGCCATCGCGGTCACAGGTTTTACTTCTGATCGAGTTAATAGGGGCGGAACCAAAACGCACCTGACAATTCAGCCGGAAACTAACGTCGGGGACTTGGCTATTGTTTGGCTTTATGCCGGTGCTCAGCCCACGTTTACAGCTCCCGATGGTACTTGGACGCTCTTTGAAACAATCACCGACCTGCGGGGAAAGGCTACCGGCTGGTGGAAGATTCTTAAGCAGGATGATATCGGCCTAGTTACCGAATGGAGTATTAACCAGACCGGGAAACACTGGCTGGCTATGATGACAACCTATTCAGGTGCTCATCAGACTACTCCAATTAACGCGCATACGAAGACTACTGAAACGCTATTCCAGTTTGCGCATACGACTCCTGGCATCACGACCACTTCGGCTAGCTGCTGGCTTTCGAGCGTGGTATTCGATACTAGCTCGACAACCTCAGTGTGGACTAAGCCCGGTGGCGAAACGCTGCGGACTTCTGCATATTGCACAAGCGGTAATGCGGCTACGGGTATCATGACTGACAACGCTACCCCAGTTATTGTCGGAACTTACGCGGGCGCTGCATTCACTTCTAATGTGAAGTCGAAGTTTGCCAGTATGGCCAGGGTAGCTATTGCTCCTGCCGCTGGTACAGGTCCCGGCTCTGTTGCCGTTCGCATGGGCGCATGGCAGTTTGAACAGTCGGCAAGCGCGTCAGCATGGGTACGTGGCGGTAACTGGAAAGAGCTATTTACAGGTCTTACTGACTCATGGACTAAGACTTGGGAAGGTGACTTGTCGCTTATGGCGGTCGCCGCTACAGACAGGTCGAAGCAACTTGCCGCAAATAACGTTGGTGCCGCTGTTTTTGAATCGATCAAGGCCGCTCTCCCAGTAGCCTATTATGTTCTGGGTGAATCGGGGGATTCCAGCACTACGGAAGGTGCTAATTCGTCACTGATTCCGCAGGCCGGGGTTCACCTATTCCAGGTGGGCGCTGGTGGTACGCTGGAATGGGGATCAGGAACAGGCCCGCCAGTTGACGGAACATCTGCTACGGTTGTAACCAAGAGCGACATTAATAATGGCGCTGTGTTGCAGACTACCTTGACAAATCCGATTACGAATACGGATGCAATTACGGTTATGTGCTGGTTTGCCTCGACCGATACTGACACGAGCAGCTCGCTCACGGCAGTTAAGGTTTCGCCTACTAATTCGGGCACAACCGAATTCGCTTATGCGGAAATTCGGGGAACTTCTGGATCGAACCTGCAAGCTAACGGTTCGGTAAAGTCGGAGACATCTTCGGCTATTGCGACCGCAACAGACGCGACTAACTATTTCAATGGTAAGACGCATTTCGCAGTAGCGGTAGTTGAGATCAACGGCGGCAATCTGCAATCCACGTTGTATGTCGATGGCGTGCAAACTGCTACAAGCTCTGTGGCAACGACGGCCACGATCTTTCCTGATATCACAACTCTCAGCATTGCTAACGCATTCCCGACTAAGCACATTATGTCTGGAACTTTCAGCCACGTAGCTGTTTTCGATTACGAGGTTGACGCGGACACCATCGCCAATATTTACGAAGCTGGGACAACGGCTTTTTCTGGCGATACGGTGGATGAACGGATTGCACGCATTTGCTTGTGGGCCGGTATTGCGGATATGGATCTAGACACGAGTTCTGTAATTTGTGACCGGCATATGCCTGACGTTCAGACAGCGCTTAGCGCGGCTCAGCAGGCAGCCAAGACTGATGGAGGTACCCTATTCATTGATGATAATGGCACGGTTACATTCAAGTCTCGGGAGAATAAGGAAGGTGCGGTTACAGCGTGGCTTAATGTCACCGCAGGGCAGGTCGATGTTGGCATGACAGAAGTAACTGACGACCAGTTGCTTATCAACCAGGCTAACGTTAAACGCTTGGGTACTAACTCGACCCAGGTTTCTAATGATCTAGCTTCGCAGACAATTCACGGAGTTTACAATAAGGATGTTGATACCATTCAGCTCAATGTGGATGACGCTAAGTACAATGGTGAGTATCTTACCGCCTTCTATGCTAATCCCGTTCAGCGCTGTGATTCGGTTCTTATCCGGGCACACTTCTTGCAGAACTGGGCTACGTTGTTTACTCAGGAAATGTGGAATATCATTCACATTTCCGGGCTGCCAACTATTGAGGCTGTTACGACACTCGATCTTTACATTGAGGGCTGGTCTTATGAGATTAGCGATGAGGAATGGAACATCACTTACGATACTTCCGCCGCTATCCCGTTTGGGATTCTGAACAATTCGAGCAGGGATACAACCGGAACCGTCGTTGTCGCCTGGTAATTATGGAGGATTAAATGCCGGTTACGGACATTACACCTATGACATGGACGGATGGGGTAGCAGACTTGACGGACGCGAATATGAATTCTCAGATTCGTGATTCTTATCTTCTGCTGCTCAATCCTCCTGCCGTAGGTTTGCAGCGGACAACTAACCTGACTTTGGTTACTAGCACTTGGACGGCGGTAGGATTCGATACGCTTTTGTATGACACCTTGAGCGACGATACTGCTACGCAGTGGACTTCGGGTGCTAACACTAAGGTAACGGCCAGGTGTGCTGGCTGGTATGAATGTATTGGCACGGCCAGGTGCGTAACGCCTACGGCTGCCATGATTCTAACAGCAGCATTCAGAGTTAACGGTACGACCTTTTATCTCGGTGGTTCGCAGAATTGCGGATCGGCAGTTGTAACGCTTAACGCAACGGCGACAAACTTGATTCAGTTGGCCAGCGGAGACTTTGTAGAATTCATGCTCTGGCAGAACGCGGGGGCGAACAACACAATTACTGCAACGGGACTAACCCCATTGTTCTCAGTTACTAGGCGGCGAGGCGTATGACCGGCACAACAGGAAGCCAAGACGTATCGGATATTTACGGATACCCGGTACCTGATACCTGGGCGGCGGGTCAGACAATTACCGCAGACGCGCTTAACAGGAATATCAGGGATTCGCAGCTATTCCTGGCTTACTCGCCTACTACAATTGTGACGCGAACTGCTAACCAGTCGATCGCCAATAACACCGCAGTTAACATTATTTATGACACGGAAGTAATTGACACGGACAATATGTTCACTGCTCCGTCTGCTAACGTGACAATTCAGCGCCCCGGTATTTATGCTATTCAGCACACGGCCTCATTTGCGGCTAATGCTACGGACTTGCGGGCTACTCACATTTCCGTAAATGGTGTTGAGGTCGCGGCTACTGGTGGTTATGCTTCTACTACGAGTGTTACGAATCAGGGATGTTCTGTTGTTCTCGCGCTTAACGCTGGCGACGTAATCACGACCAACGTTTTCCAGGTGTCAGGTGCGGCCCTTAACGTCATTGCTGAAACCAGGCTTTCTATCCGGCTTATTTCTACCGCCGCGCTGAATTTGGTTTTCAATCCGGTTACCGGGGGAAGCACGGGTTCTTCACCAACGCCGCCTAAGAGCAAGCCTCCGACGACTACTACGCCAACTAAGTTTACTGCTGCGTTTGGCGCTACATATAGTAGGACGTATGATGGTGGGGGCGGAACTACATGGGATGATTCTAGCTATGCCTATCAGGGCAAATTTGACAGCAACCGAGGAAATACCCGATCCCTGATCGGCTTTAACTTCGCGTCAATCGAGTCTACCTTGGCAGGTGCTACGAGGATTACGGGTACATTTACGTTTAAGGTCGCGCACGCCTACTACAATTCGGGTCTTACCGCAGTAATCGGATCGCACGATTATGCAGCTAAGCCTAGTACCTGGTCTAGTAGCCATGTCTACACTAATCAGATCAAGAAGGGGTCCTGTGTTGCGGGTAAAACGTACACGGTAAACCTTACTTCGTGGCAGTGCTGGGCATTCCAGCAGGGCGTTATCACAGGGATGGCGTTTGGACCTGGCCCAAGTACGAGCAAGACTTATTACGGTTATATGTACGGAGCTGCTAGTGCGCCCGCTTCATTGCACTTCACCTACTACAAGTAAGGACAGTTATGGATGGTTGGAAATATCCTGAAACTTGGAAGGTAGGCGACAAGCTAAATGCGGAAACGCTGAATGGCCGGATTCGAGATCAGAATATCGTGCTGCTGCGGCGACCTTTGCTCGTAGCTCATTCTTCTGTGGACCAGTCAAGCCCTATTAACAGTTGGCATCCTGTAACCTTCAACGTAATCGATACCGATGACGATGGAATGGTTCAGGAGACTACTCCAACTACTAACTTCTATGCGCAGCGGCCCGGTATCTATCAGGTCTGGGCTAATGTAGATTACCGCACCCCAGGCGGTGCTAACACATATGCGCTGGCGTTGTGGCTAAACGGTAACAGCGGTCTTATTCTTTATCGGCAGCAGAAACGATATGGCGGATTTGGTTCGACTATCGATTTTGCCCATTCGCTCGAAGGAATTGTCGCGCTGGGCGTAGGCGACTTTATCCAGCTTAATACCTGGAATGGGTCTGGGGTCGATGTTCTCACTCTCAGCGCTCTTAACAACTGTCCGAGGATCTGCATTATGTGGCTAGGTCCTAACTAATGTTCGGGGCGTTGGGGAACAGCCCATTCTGTTTAAGAAGGTTTTTATATGAGAGACAGGGCTTTGGCCGTGGCACGATGGTTGTGTGGCGTGCCTCATCTAGTTGGGCAAAGGGGTTTGTTGCTTCTTGCATTTGCTGTTACCGTAATTGGCTATGGGACCGGATTGATTGCCGGTTACCAGCCAACTTTTACTTCCGCTCTGGGAATTCCCGATGAACTATTTGGCGTGATGTTTCTGGCAGATGGTGTAATCCTGCTGTTGGGAGCATTTCTTCAATGGAGGCGATTCCCTTACGCATTCGCGGCGTCGGTGTCATTCTTCTGGGCGTTCATTCTAACAGGATTCTGGGCGCTTCCATTTGGATGGGTAGCGTCTATGTCCTGGCTGGGAATGGGCCTCGTTCAGGTTATCGCTACCATCTGGCCGGAACCTGTTGGAGCTAGGAATCGAGTTAACGTTAAGACATACAAGCAAACGCTGTATATTATCACCAGTTCCGAGCTAGTAGACGACGAAATCAAAGAAGTTAGGGATGATGCACCCGATGAATAAAGTAAGAAAACTAGTACACCAGATCGGGCATCGTGGCGGATTCTTGCTATTCCTCACCGTTATTGACATCGCCTACGGCTGGACTTTTTTCAAGAGTCCCAGGCTTGGGTTCGACCTATTCCTGCCTATTCATGACTGGGCTTATGTCTGGTTCGCGACAGGAATTGTTACGCTTATCGGAGCGTTCTTGAGGCGAGGCGATAGATATGCTTTCGGTTGGGCGACTACTGTCAAGGTGGCTTTTGCTTTTGAATGGTTCAACTTGTGGATTCAGGGCGATCCTCACGTGCCTTATGCAGGACTTACCGGGCTGATCTGGATTGTATTTGCCGGGGCAGTTTTCCTGATTAGTACATGGCCCGAGCTTTCGCGTACACGTTTTCGTGAAGTAGAGCCGCCCTCACCGGAAATGCTGCATAGGGATGATGATGATACATGAATCAGTCGCTAGTCGTGGAAATCCTGCTAGGTGTACTAGCAGTAATGATTGGAGTCGGTGCGTATCTTGGTGCCGCACGGGCTAACCGTGCTAGCGAGGTAACTGCAAGAGATGCTATTGATCAGAAAGCTTACGAGCGTGCTCAGATGATTTACGAAAGTGCTCTACGAGTATCGGAACAGCAGGTAGAAGGATTGCGGGAACGAGTACAGGCACTCGAATCCAGGGTTCAGTCGCTAACAGAAGCAAACTACACCCTTGATGCACAGCTCGCCCACTTGACTGTTAGTAACCGGACACTAGCTTCTGAGGTTGACCGGCTGCGTACATATAATGATGACCTAGAAAAGGAAAGTAAATGAAGGTACTAAATGCGGTAGTTGGAATCTGGACGCTGATTGCCAAGTACCCGGCCGCATCAGCGGCTATCGGAAATATTATCGTTGTGCTGGCCGCTGCGTTCGGTCTGCATCTCACCGTCGATCAGCTTGCAGGCGCGGCGGCAATTGTTGCAGGAATCTTCGGAGTCCTGGTTCATGCAGGAGTTATCCCTGTTACCAAGGTTGATAACGTCAAGGCGGGCCTTGTCCCGACTATTAGGGGTAAGGCTTCTGTACTGGAAACTCCTGTCGTAGGTCAGGTTGGTATCGCGGAATCTACCATGAACGTACCTGATACTCGTACACCTTTTGGACCACCCAAGTAAGGGAAATGAAAATGACCAATATCTCGTTCAATCCCGGCGTTAAGCCGAACGATCCCAGTAAGCCTCGACTGTATTACAGGATGTTTGCTAAGGCGGGAGTTCTTCCACCTTCTACCGTTGACTATTCTGCGTTTGTCCCGAATGACATGCTGGGTAATGACCAGTACGGTGATTGCGTTTACGCAGCGGACGGGCACATTACGGTACAGCAGACTTTCTTTGGTCAGGGCAAGGCTTACGTTGTCAGTGAACAGCAGGCTCTAGCGGCCTATTCGCAGATGACGGGCTTTGATCCTTCTGACCCGAATAGTGACCAGGGCGACACGTTGCAGAACGGCCTGAACTATCAGCGCAAGTACGGATTCGGTGGTCATAAGATTGCCGCGTTCGCGCAGCTCGATATCAACAACATGAACGATATCAAGAACGCTGTTGCGGAATTCGGCGCTGTGGACCTGGCTCTAGAATTCCCCGCTTTTGCCATGGATCAGTTTAACCAGGGTAAGCCGTGGGATGTTTCTAACACGAATACCCAGATCGAGGGCGGGCATTGTGTTTTGCTCGTAGGCTACACGGACGCATATCTGTACGTGGCTACATGGGGCGGAATTCAGAAGGTAACTTACGCATTCTTTCACAAGTATTTCGTAG